AAGAAGCTAGATTATCTGCCGCTGAACAGTATAGAGCAGACACTAAACCTAAGACTCCTGAGGAGCAGGATTATCTTAGACATAGGGAAACACCTTCAACCCTTCCAAGAGAACATGCGGCTCGGGGAACACCTGATCCAAAAGCTGAAACTTGGGCAGAAAAGAATAATTGGTTCGGTCAAGATCGAGCTATGACATTCACTGCTTTTGAGATTCATAAAGATCTCGTGGAAAAAGAAGGTTTTGATCCTAAATCTGACGAATATTATAAGGAAATTGACAAGCGAATAAGAGTTGACTTTCCTCATAAATTTGATAAGAGTGATTATAACTCGACCAAAACCGTTCAGACGGTTGCTTCAGCGACTTCATCAGCTGCTAGAAGTATAAAACCTGGTCGCAAAACCGTGAAGCTCACGTCTTCACAGGTAGCAATAGCTAAAAAGCTAAACGTGCCACTCGAAGATTATGCGAAACAATTATCCATGAAGGAGGTATAAGCATATGGAAAAACAAACTAAAACTCCTCGTGCTCAACAAACTAGGTCTGAATCTGAAAGACCAAAAGTTTGGGTGAACTCATCTCACTTAGATGCACCTAAGTGTCCAGACGGCTTTAGACAGCGTTGGATTCGTTATGAAACGATGGGACAAGATGATACTAAAAATATCACGTCCAAGTTAAGGCAGGGTTGGGAACTCGTAAGAGCTGATGCCTATCCTGATCTGAACTATCCCGCAATAGAGTCCGGTCGGTACAAAGGTTACATCGGAGTAGGTGGTCTAGTGTTGGCTAGAATACCAGAAGAACTCGCACGTCAACGTGACGCTCACTTTAGTAAGCTCACGAAAGACAAACAGGAAGCTGTTGAAAACGAGCCTCTGAAGGACCAGCATCCAAGTATGCCAATGAGTAATCAAAGGCGTACTACGTATAGTTTCGGTGGTGGCAAAAAAGAATAATTCTTTTCAAACTTTCCGAATTTAAATTAACCCGTTTACATGTAAAAATGTGAACAACTATGGAATAGGTAAACAACTATGGCAAATAGACAAACTGTGGGCTATGGCTTAAAACCTGTAAATACGCTTGGAAATACTCCAGCTACTTCAGGTCAGTCAAAGTACACAATCGAAACCGGTCATGCGGCTGCTATTTACAATGGTGAGCCAGTTTTGCTAATCGTTTCTACGACAGCAGGTACTGGTGGTTTTCTTAACACTGCGGCAGCAGGTACTACAGGTGATCTTCTTGGAGTTTTCAATGGTTGCTTCTACAATGCAGCAACTACTGAGAAACCAACTTGGAGCAACTACTACCCAGCTGCAACAGCACCAGCAAATAGCGAAAACATAACTGCTTTCGTTAACGACAACCCATTCCAGGAATATCAGATCGCACTTAGCACAGCTATTAGTCCAACGACTATTGCTGGAAAAGCGGTTCTTGCAGGATTAGTGATCCCTACATCTGCTTCCGGTGAAAGTACTGGAGGAAGATCGAACATCAATGCTGATTATGGAAACATTGCAGCATCAGCTAAAAACTGGAGAATCTTACGTTCAGCTGAAGATCCTGATAACTCAGACTTCGCATCAGCATTTGCGAATATTATAGTTATGCAAAACTGTAAATATTCTCAACTTGTTGTTGGAGTCTAATAGGAGCATAACGACATGGCAATATCACGAGCACAGCTAGTTAAAGAACTAGAACCCGGTCTGAATGCACTATTCGGCCTGGAATATAAACGTTATGAAAACGAAGCAAGTCAGATTTTCGACAACGAATCTTCTGACAGAGCTTTTGAAGAAGAAGTAATGTTATCTGGTTTTGGGACTGCAGATGTTAAACCTGAAGGTAGCGGCGTTCAATACGACGATGCACAGGAAACATACACTGCTAGATACACTCACGACACAGTAGCATTAGCATTCGCGTTGACAGAAGAAGCTATCGAAGATAACCTCTACGACAGAATCTCTTCTAGATACACAAAGGCTTTAGCACGTTCAATGGCGACATCAAAACAAGTTAAAGGTGCAAACGTACTTAATAATGCGTTCCAAGCTTCCGGCTACAATGGCGGAGACGGCGAATCATTATGTGGTAACGCTCACCCTACACTTAATGGTAACCAAACTAACATCCCTACTACTGCAGCAGACTTATCTGAAACATCTTTAGAGCAAGCGTTGATTGACATCGCTTCTTTCCAAGATGAAAGAGGTCTTAAAATTGCAGCTCAAGGAATGAAAATGATCATCCCTAAAGAGCTTCAGTTTACTGCTGAGAGAATTATGAAGTCTCAAGGTAGAGTTGGTACTGCGGATAACGATATCAATGCTGTTAAAAGCATGGGTATGGTTCCTCAGGGATTTGTAGTTAATCACTACTTATCTGATACTGACGCTTGGTTTATCAAAACTGATGTACCAAATGGAATGAAGCACTTCGTTAGAGCACCATTAAAAACAGCTATGGAAGGCGACTTCGATACTGGAAACGTTAGATACAAAGCTAGAGAAAGATACAGCTTCGGCTGGTCTGACTGGAGAGGTATCTACGGAAACCAAGGTGCTTAATAACTAATTAAGTCTTTAAACTAATATTAAGGGGCGGCTTGACCGCCCCTTTTTTTTGTGTTATGGTAAAAAATCAAAAGGTAATAATGAAAACATTTAGAATACAGATAAGAGCTTACGGTTATTATGCCGATTTTAAGGTAGAATCGAACGACACTCCCGAAGACCTTGAAAAAGCTATTATTGACAAACTGGGACAAAATGTTGTAAAGTGGGACAGTGCTGGAGAATTTTTTGGAGGCACTAACTATATTACCTATGAGGAGGTCCAAGACTATGGTAACAGACCTATACAAACAAAAAAGGTCCTTGGAGTTGAACTGGCAACAGGAGTATAATGAAAATGGTAAATATACTCTCAATATGGTCCAGATTGATAAAAAGGTGCAAGAAGTTATTGCAGCAATTAAGGCAGAAGAGTCTAAAATTGCTAATAGGGAAAACGCAATAACTAATGCTGCACCATCAGTATCAATAGCAACTTAAGGCTTTTACAAAATCACACAAAATACCCTGGGATACCTTGCACTCTATTAAAAATTAGAGTATATCTAACTTACTATACAATTAATTAAACAAACAATGAGTACTGACGCGTATAGTCGACATCCCTAGAGGACAGTATTCAGATATTCTAGGAGGAATATTATGGCAAACACAACTTTTTCGGGTCCAATTTTAGCTGGTGGTATTAAAAATACTACTGGTACTACTGTTGGAACGGATATGAAAAACACAGGATATGTGTTGATGTCACAAACTGAAGCTGTTGATCAAACAGCTGGTACGGACACAACAAATATAATTATCCCTGCAAACAGCCAATTGGTTTCTGCACAATTATATGTAAGTGTTGTATGGAATGGATCTGTATCGACAGCAGGTTTAGGCTATGTTGGTGACGCAACTGCATTTACTTCAGCTACTGGTGTAGCGGGTGGTACTTTAGGTGTCATCGATATTACAGCTGGAGCTAGTAAAGCAAGAGTTGATGCATGGGCAGATGTTGGTTCTACGGATAGAAGATTACTTTTAACTAATGGAAATACCGGAACAGGTGTTGGTTGGTTAACGGTTACTTATATTCAAAACGTTAACGTCGGTTAATAAATAATTAAAGATGCTCCTTCGGGAGCATCTTTTTAGGAGATAAAAACATATGTCATATAATGGAATGGCGACGCCAGTAAAACAATTTTATACTGAAGCTAGTTCTACTTTAAGAACTCTTACAGGTGGAGCAACTGTTGTTGGTGGTATTTGTATGCTTAAAGGTGTTACAATCAATGCAGGAGCAGCTAATTGTTCTATAAAAATATTTGATGGTTCTGATAATACTGGAACTTTAAGATATCAATTTAGAGGTTTATCTGCTGCAAATGAGGTGTACCAAGAGTATATAGCTGCAACTGGAATTAAATTTGATGCAGGAATGTATATTGAATTTCAAACTGGTGGCGGTTTAGGAGCAACTACTTCTGTACAAGTAATCTGGCAGTAGGAGGTCAATAATGGCGACGTCCGGTACGGTAAGTTTTGACTTATCAATAGAAGAAATAATTGAAGACGCATTTGAACGTTGTGGTGGTCAAGGAAGATCAGGGTATGATCTTAAGAGCGCTAGACGTTCATTAAATATTTTATTGTCCGAATGGGGCAATAGAGGTTTACATTTTTGGGAAGTAGCTAACGTCAGCATTAAATTAAATGAAGGTCAAAATCTTTATAGAATATATAAAGATGAAACAGCTAGAAATAGTGTGACTACTAATCCTGCTAAAATAGGGGATAGTGCAGATTATTTATATAATGCTACTGATGTATTAGAAGTGGTTTATAGAAATGATCTAACTGAACCAACTGATACTACTATGTCCAAAATAGATAGATCTACTTACCAAGCATT